CGGAGACGGAACAACGCAAGTTGGAACGGTCCCTCAAAAAGGGTTTAGGAGATTGCCAACTCCTGCTGTCCCAGTCGAGGGCCCCCTCCGCGCCTGCGGATACGACTTCTTCAACCCCGACAAGACTGGGGCTCAAGCTCGGGCGTCTTTCGTTGAGAACGCCAGTCGCACCAAGGCCAGCTGGGCGCGGACAAGCCCCCCCTCTGAGGTGGAGTTCTGGGCTTGGGCAGATGGCAAAGATGTAGTGCAGCTGAGGCAAGACCTCAGCTCGCCAGGCCTGCTCGTGGGCCGTGATAGAGACTTCGCTCTGCTTAATCACAATCACCGAGATGGGTTGCTTCGTTTCGACCAAAATCGAAGACGTCGAAACATGCGACGACTTAGTCGCAGTTGCTTTTTCGACGTTCAATACGAAAGACGGGGCCAGTTCCCCGGGCTACCCTTACATCAACTATGCGTCGACTTACAAAGCAATACGCGAAGACACCACCGTTTACGACGGAGTCACCCTCACTGAAATGATAGTGTATGACTCTGTGTTAACCGTGCTGGCTCTCATTGAAGCCGGGCCAGACCTTTCTCCACTTGAGTACGTAGAAATCGGAGCTGCCTGCATCAACACTCCTCACGTGAAAGGAGAGCCAAACAAAATGAAAAAGCTCCTCGCGCCGCGCATTGTTATTGCGCAAAGCGCCAACTGCCAACTAGCCACTACAATCCTGTTTGATTTGATTCACCCTGGGATTGGCCATTCCCTTTATTGTGAAGGCTATGGTGTCACGAATGACAAGTTGCTTGCAGTTAGGGACTATCTCATCAAATCTCAGCAAACGTACTTCCCCGACGAAAAACCCAAGCTTCTCAAGAGTGACGTTAGTGGTTGGGAAACTTCTTTGTCTGAGTCGTCCATCAGCTGGGTCATGTTTGCTTATTCCCTGGTTTCTACCAGCAAATACAACACCACAAAGCTGTTTGCATTGATCGGCAGGCTCATAACCGACGCCGTCTTTCTCTTGGACGGAGGGTTGGTGGTCGTCAAAAACGACCCTGGAGGGCAAATTTCCGGCCATTTCTTAACCACGAAAACCAACTCTCCCGCCCGCGGCATGTTTGCCATAGACGCGGGCAACATTCCCGTCTGCATGGGTGACGACACGCTGGAGCTCAGCTTATCAGACATCGACGCTCTCGTTAGTTCATACCTCACCACAGGGCTTACTGTCCGAGACGCTGAGGTACACCACATAGACGAGTTCGAATTCTGTTCGTCGATCATTACTTATGTCGGCGGTGCTGTGCACCACGCGCATACGAATTTTGGGAAGTCCGTTTACAGGCTACTCACAAAGGGCTGGTCTCTTGCTCAGGCCTGCCACCTCCCCAC